TTGGAGAAAGAACGTGTTTACTTGGGACTTAATAATACTTTTGATGCTGTACTTGGCGGTGTGGCTAGACAAGAACTCATACTCATCGGCGGTAAACGAGGCAGCGGCAAAAGTATTACTAGTAGTAATATTTTTATTAATCAGTATGAGAATGGGAATAGTTCTATATATTTCTCAATTGAAATGACCGCTTATGAGGTTATGGAACGCAACCTTAGCATACTAGCAAATGTAGATTTACAGCGATTAAAACAGAATAAACTAACAGATGAAGAAGTACTAAAAGTGGTAAAAGCCAGAGCAGGTATGTTTCAAGAATCAGATCAAACTGTATTAGATTTTTTGCGTCATCGCGATAGATTTAAGTTTGAAGAACAACTAGTGCGTAATCATCAGTTAAAGCCAGACAATCAAATGATTATTGTTGACGACAGAGATTTAACTATTAGCAGTATAGATTTACATATTGGTAAAGCTAAAGCTAAATTTGGTGATAAATTGCAAGTTGTAGTGGTAGACTACTTAAATCAAATTGTGATTGAAGGCGCGGATATGTATGACTGGAAGCCTCAGATTGAAGTGTCTAAGAAACTAAAGAATTTGGCAAGAAAGTATGAAGTTGTACTAGTAAGTCCCTATCAGATTGATGCAACTGGTGAAGCAAGATTTGCTAAAGGTATTTTAGATGCGGCAGATATTGCACTGGTAATGGAAGCACACGATAAAAGCAGCAATGCTATTAGTTTTGAAACTACTAAAATTCGTGGCGGAAAAGAGATGAAATTTACTAGCCCAATAGACTGGGAAACTCTTAGAATTAGTCCACAAAGTATTGACAAACCACAAGAAAAAGAAACAATTAAAAAAGCCGGAAAGAAAAAAGATCTTAAACAAGACGACACAGCAGCAGATTTACCTTGGGACGCATAAATGAGTGATCCAATCCTAGAACTACTACAAAAGAACGGCCTAGGCTATAGTGTAAGTGGCCGTGATTACCTAATTAAATGTTTAAATCCAGAGCATGAAGATAATAATCCTAGTTTTAGAATCGACCGTGTTAGTGGTGCTGCCCATTGTTTTAGTTGTGGGTTTAAAACTAACATCTTTAAATATTTTGGGGTCTTTACTAATCCTGTGCCACTTAGGATTGCTAATCTCAAGAAGAAATTACAAGAACTTAGCGCAAATCAAGAGATTGCCATACCATTAGGGCACACTCCGTGGACTAAACCATTTCGTGGCATTAGTGCTAGTACACTAAAACATTTTAATGCGTTCTATACCAATCAAGTAGAAAAACTACAAGATCGTATTGTATTTCCTATACAAGATGTTACTAATAGAATTAAAGTGTTTGTCGGCAGACATACACTTAGTAATGTAAATCCTAGATATATAAATTACCCCAGTGGAGTACAACTACCACTATTTCCCAGCTACCTAGAAGAACCAAGTCGCAGTATAGTTTTAGTAGAAGGCGTGTTTGATATGCTTAATCTTTATGATAAAGGAATTAAAAATGCGGTCTGCTGTTTTGGCACAAATACATTGCAAAATACTGCAAAACAAAAACTATTACCATTTAAAGCACAAGGTGTTACAAACATATACATCTTATTTGACGGCGATGAAGCAGGCGAAAAAGCAGCAAAACAACTTAAGCCGGTTCTAGAAGAAGATGATTTTATAGTAGAAATAATGAAGCTGCCAGACGGTGTTGATCCTGGTGAATTAGATCAATTTGATGTAATGAGCATAAAAGAGTATATTCAATGAAAATTGCTGTAATTGATAAAGCCCCTAACAGAACCAGATATAAAGATTATTTTCAGTTTGACTTTGAGCATTTTCACATGAGTTCAAAGCCAATTACTAAATTGCTGAAAAAAGACGTTGATCTTGATATAGATACTGATCTCTATGACCTAGTGATCTTGGTAGGTGCTGAAGCGGCTAAAGAATATGCCAAAATTACTAGTGTTACAAATTACGCAGGTCAATTAGTAAACGAAAAGTTTATACCTATTAGCAATCCTGCAATGCTGGCATTTAAGCCAGAGGGAAAACCAGACTTTGAACGTGCCCTAGACAAAATACACAAACATATTAACGGTGAAGTTAAGGGTGTTAAGCAAGGTGATTTTTGCGGTATTGACCGTGAAGAAGATGCTTATGCCTTTTTCCAAGAAGTCTTAGAAAATGCACAAGGTGTGGTTGCTATAGACACAGAAACTACAGGCCTATATCCCCGTGATGGATATGTACTAGGCGTTAGTATAAGTTATAAGCTAAATCACGGCAGATATATTAGTTGTGATTGTATTGGTGAGAGTGCCTTTAAATTACTAGAAGAAATTTGTAGCCGTTTTACTATAGTCTTTCATAATATGAAATTTGACTATAAAATGCTGAAATATCACCTAGGCCTAGACTTTGACCGTACACGAGTACATGACACTATGGTTATGCACTATGTGCTTGATGAAACTGATGGTCATGGCCTAAAAGACTTAGCACTAAAATATACCGATTATGGTGACTATGACGCTAAACTGGATGAATTTAAAAAAGAGTACTGTCGTCAGCATGGTATGCTCAATGAGAACTTTACCTATGACCTAATTCCTTTTGACATTATCAGCGAATATGCTAGTATAGACACAGCAGTTACACTAGAGCTATTCAACAAGTTTTGGCCTATTGTTCAAAAGAATACTAACCTACATAAAGTATACACAGAAATCTTAATTCCAGGTACTCTATTCTTAATGGACATGGAAGAAGTAGGAATACCTATTAGTCGTGAGCGTATGCAACTAGCAGATACTTACCTAACTACCAAGATTGAAGAAGCTAAACAGCATATTTATACTTTTGACGAAGTTAAGCTGTTTGAAAATAATGAACAGAAAATGTTCAATCCTAACAGTGTTATGCAACTGCGTAGTATACTATTTGATTATGTTGGATTAACACCAACTGGTAAGAAAACTAGTACAGGTGCTATTAGTACAGATGCAGAAGTCCTAGAGCAATTGAGTGAAGAACATGAGCTTCCTAAAGCGATCCTACAAGTACGTAAACTATCCAAAATCCAAAACACATATATACACAAAATACTTCCTGAGCTTGATAGGGATGATAGGATTCGTACTAATTTTAATCTTATCTTTACCACTAGTGGCCGTCTTAGTAGTAGTGGAAAGTTTAATGCGCAACAGATACCGCGTGATGACCCTATTATCAAAGGTTGTATCAAAGCTCCAAGTGGCTACAAGATTGTTTCGCAAGACTTAAGAACTGCTGAAATGTATTATGCTGCTGTGCTCAGTGGAGACAAGAATCTGCAAAAAGTGTTTACTGATGGCGGTGACTTTCACAGTAGTATTGCTAAAATGGTATTTGATTTACCCTGCGACGTTGAGCAGGTAAAAAAGATTTATCCAGATATGCGTCAAAGTGCCAAGGCTATTAGCTTTGGTATCTTGTATGGCAGCGGAGCAGATAAGGTTAGTGTAACAGTTACTAAAGCAACAGGTCAACACTACCCTGTAGATCGTGCCCGTGATGATATTAAGCAGTACTTTACAACTTTTAAGAAACTTAAACAGTGGTTAGATACCCGCAAAGAATTTATTCAACAAAATGGATATACTTACTCGTTTTTTGGCCGAAAAAGACGGCTTCCTAACGTATTCAGCAGTGACAAAGGAATCGCAGCCCACGAAGTACGAAGTGGAATTAATTCAGAAATCCAATCGCTGGCAAGTGACGTTAACCTACTCGGAGCTATTGGAACTGCTAGAGAAATTATCGAGCGCGGACTTGACGCAAGAATCTTCATGCTTGTCCATGACTCAATCGTGGCACTTGTTAAGACCGAGCATGTAGAAAAATACTGTGACATTTTACGAAAAAATACTCAATATGACTGGGGCTGCAATATTAGTGGCTTTCCTATTGGTGTAGATCAAGACATTGGAGATGACTATAGCTTTGGACATTTTGAGGAAACCTACAGGACTGAAGGACTTAGTTTGGCCCGTATTTAGACTAGGCGAACGTGAGCCGCAGCAGCTAGGCGGCTTAATTTTTTATAGTAAACAATATATAGATACCGACACAGTAACCTTTACACACAGGTATCGCGTAGTAGATGATAAAAATATTGATAAACCAACTCTTGGCTTACGCAGATTACAGATAGGTAAAGAACTGTTTCCTATTGGTACAGCAATATATTTCTTACAAGATGTTATAAAATTAGCCAAGTCTACTACCTGGTTTATTGACAGCAGTGGACAACTATTTCAGCACAAAAAATCTACGCGCGCCAAGCTGGCTACATACAGGATCAAACAAGTTTTACCCGCGCAGGGCATAGGATGTGTGTTAGAAATTACAGGTCTAGCTGAACGCTTTAAAAGTCTACAAATACCAAAAGATACCGAGCCTTATGCAGGTATACTAACTTATAGCGGTAGCAATTTATTATACGGATATTACAGTGAACCAATTAAAACAACCTGGAGACTAGTGTGAAAGCTATTATTAGTAATAGAATCTACATGGATAATCCAGGTAGTGCTGCTAGTAAATTTATAATGAACTCACTAACCTATAAAATTCAAAAGAATACTGGATCTAAGAAGTTTGTTAGTGTAGAAACTATTAAAAACTATAAAAGTTTTACTGGTGGCATATTAAGTGTACCGCAAGGTCGCACAGACCTAATACCTGAAGGTTATACTATAGTAGATAAACGAGTAACTAATCCTGTACCCTTTCCTACAGCCAAGTATAGTTTACGACCAGATCAACAAGAAATATACGATCAAGTTACAGATACCTGCTTTATTAATGCCTTAGTAGGCTGGGGTAAAACTTTTACTGCACTACACATTGCACGCAAATGGGGTCAAAAAACACTTGTAGTAACGCATACTACTGCGCTACGGGATCAGTGGCGTGAAGAAATTGAAGCATTGTTCGGATTAACACCTGGACTAGTAGGCAGTGGCACATTTGACGTAGAAGATCACTTTATTGTAGTTGGCAATGTACAAAGTATAGTAAAAAATTTAGAAAAGATTAACAAAGAATTTGGCACGATCATTTTAGATGAAGCACATCATTGCCCTGCTAGTACATTTAGTCAAACTATAGACAGCTTTCATGCTAGATATAGACTAGCATTAAGTGGCACAATGATTCGTAAAGATGGCAAACATGTAATATTTCAAGACTACTTTGGTACAACAATATTTAAGCCAGAGCAGGCCAATACTATAAATCCAGTAGTGCACCTAGTAAAAAGTAATATTACACTAAAACACAATGTGCCTTGGGTAGAAAAAATCAATGAGCTAACACAAAGCGAATATTACAGAAAATATATTAGTGCATTGGCCAGTTATCACATTGAGCATGGACATAGTGTACTAGTAGTAGCTGATCGCGTAGAATTCTTGGAGAAAGTAAAAGAATATGTTGGAGAAACGTGTTTGTTGGTTACTGGCGACACCAGCTTTGAAGAACGCCAATATGCAAAAGAGCAAATCCTCACAAAACAAAAAATGTGCATTGCTGGTAGCCGCCAAATCTTCAGCGAAGGAATCTCAATTAACATACTCAGTTGTGTCATCCTAGCAGTACCAATGAGTAATGACAGTCTACTAGAACAAATCGTTGGCCGAATTATGAGACCACATCCAGGTAAATTAAATCCAATAGTAGTAGATATTCAATTTAGCGGCTGGGCAGATAAAAAGCAAAATAATGACAGACTAGGACTGTACATGAAAAAGGGCTGGGAAATAGTATCGGTATAGAAATTTTAACTTGCCTGGGACACTACATTGTGTTATAATATATGATGAATCAAAGAAAAAGTTTCCGCTTCAATCTTAGTAAATTAGAGCACGCCGCTAAAGGCGACGCAATAAAATTAGTTGAATTACTAGAAGATTACTATAAGGGATTTAATCTTGGGTTTAGCGGCGGAAGTAGTTACTTAACTAGTCCTGGTCAGCTTTTCTTTGATCGTAACACAGATATACTATTTAAATCGCAGTATATACAACTAGCGGCACGTAGAAGCTATCAGCAATACAGAGATTTAGGTTACACATATTTAGACTTAAGTTATTATCCAGACCTAAAAATCGACGCAATAAAATACAATCCGCTATTAACAATTACAAACAACAAATTATATTTCAAATACGAGGAATAAATGGCACTTAGCTTTAAACAAACTAAAGGTAAAGCAGCTACAAACAAAGTAGAAACTTACGAATACAAAGACGGTGAAAATACTGTTAGATTAGTTGGCGGAGTTTTGCCACGTTATATTTACTGGACTAAAGGCACTAACAATAAAGATATTCCTATTGAGTGCTTGGCCTTTAGCCGTGAAAAAGAAAAGTTCGACAATCTAGAAAAGGATCATGTACCCGATTATTATCCTGATCTAAAATGCAGCTGGAGCTACTCTATTAACTGTATCGATCCTAAGGATGGTAAGGTCAAAGCACTTAATCTAAAGAAGAAATTGTTTGAGCAAATTCTTACAGCAGCAGAAGATTTAGGTGACCCTACCGACTACGATACAGGCTGGGATGTAGTATTTAAACGTCAAAAAACTGGCCCACTTGCATTTAATGTCGAATACACACTACAAGTATTACGTTGCAAGCCTCGTGCCCTTACAGAGGTAGAACGAGCAGCTGCAGATAGTGCACAAAACATTGACGACAAGTTTCCAAGACCTACAGCAGATGAAGTAAAAGCTCTCTTAGAAAAAATCACCACAGCTAGTGCTGAAGATGATGATTTGGATGAAAGTCAAGCTGAAGCCATCAAAGAGTTAGGTTAATAATAGGGCCCAGTAATTTAGGTTACTGGGCTATTCTTTTTGGAAAAACAATGCAAGTATTATTTACAGCCGATATTCATATAAAATTAGGGCAAAAGAATGTACCTGTAGAGTGGGCTAGAAATAGATATAAATTGTTATGGCAACAATTAGCTGAGCAACAAAGTAAAGCAGATTTATTTGTAATAGGTGGTGATGTATTTGACAAATTACCTAGTATGGATGAACTAGAGATTTATTTTGATATGATTAGCCACTGTAATATAAATACAATTATTTATAGTGGTAATCATGAAGCTGTTAAAAAGTCCACAACGTTTTTAACAAATCTAGCACGAGCTACTAATTTAATGAATCGTAAAGTTATAGTAGTAGATGACTACTATAGTGACTATGGTATTGAATTTGTACCCTATAACAAACTAAAAGACTTTGAACAAAATAATCCTTGGCCTGAAGGTGGCCAAGTACTTTGCACTCACGTTCGTGGTGCAATACCACCACATGTAACACCTGAAGTAAATTTAGATATTTTTAAACCTTGGAATGTAGTATTAGCCGGAGACCTACATAGCTATGAAAATTGTCAACACAATATTCTTTATCCTGGCAGCCCTGTCACTACCAGTTTTCACCGCCATCCTGTTGACACAGGTGTAATTTTACTGGATACAGATACACTTAAACATAGTTGGATTAGGCTAGAATTACCGCAGCTTATACGCAAAACTGTTAGTGCCAGTGACCCTAAACCGCCAACACCGTATCACCATACAATTTATCAAGTTGAGGGTGATTTGCAGGAGTTGGGTGAACTAGAAGATAATGAGCTAATTGACCGCAAAGTAATCAAGCGTACCAGTGATGTGCAATTGATGCTAGACAATGAAATGAGCTTAATTGAAGAAGTACGTGAGTACTTGCGCTATATACTTGGCCTGCCTGAAGAAACTGTAGAGCGTGCTGCGGTTGAGGTGCAAAATCAACTGGACAAAATAGAAAATGACTGAATATCATCCCAACATGATCTATGTAGCTAGAATAATGGCTGAGCGTGATTGCGGCGATCAAGAACGTTGGTTTGATTACTATGAACAGGCAAAAAGCACAATATTGTTAGTAGAGCAATTGGGCTTTTTAAATAAAAAGAAGTTTTGGAAAAATGATAACAATCAAAGAACTACGTTGGAGTAATTGTTTTAGTTATGGAGCTAATAACGTTATCAACTTTGTAAAAGCTCCACTAACGCAACTAGTAGGAAAAAACGGTCACGGAAAAAGCAGCATAGCCCTTATACTAGAAGAAGTATTATTTAATAAAAATAGCAAAGGTATTAAAAAAGCTGATATTCTTAACAGATATATCAAAGAAAAATCTTATAGTATAGAGCTAGATTTAGAGCGCGATAACAATGAATATACTATTAAGTGTACTCGTGGCGCACAGCAAACTGTAAAATTGCTAAAAAATGGTCAAGATATTAGTGGGCATACAGCTACACAAACCTATAAGATTATTGAAGATATTATAGGCATAGATCACAAGAGTTTTGCACAAATCGTTTATCAAAGTAATGCTAGCAGCCTAGAGTTTTTAACTAGTGCTGATACTGCTAGAAAAAAGTTTTTAATAGAAATATTAAATCTTACCAAGTATACCCGTGCAAGCGAAGTATTCAAAGAGATTACGCTAGAGTTAGGCAAAGAATTAAGTAGTTGTCAGGCAAAAATAACTACAATTAATAATTGGTTAGACAAGTATGAAAAAACTGACTTAACAGTAAAAAGTTTTCACATAGTAGAAACCTTAGACAGTGAACTACCTAAACAAGTTGCAGAACTTGAATTAGAAATCGCCAACTTAGATAAAACTAATCGTAAAATAATACAAAATAATACTTATAAACAACAGTTTAATAGTATAGATCTTATGATACCAACGCCTGCTGCTGTAGATCAGGGCGAGATTAAAAAGTTACATCAACAACAAACTGAGCACATGAAAACTGTGCGAGATGGTGAAACGTTTATTAAAAAGCTTAACAGTTTGCATGGTATATGCCCTACTTGCTTTAGTAACATAGATGAAAATAAAGTACAACAACTTGTAACAGAAAAAACTGATGAAGTTGAAAGTGCCAGAGCTAGTGCTGCGGCTGCATTAATAGTCAGCAGCCAACTAGAAGAGCAAGATAAATTATATCAAAAAAGCGTTAAGCAGCACGCAGAATGGGAAAAATTACACCTACTAATAGATAACTCACTACCACAAAAAACACTAGTAAAAGACGAATTACAAACTAAATATGATACTCTTGCTAGTACACTAGCACAAACTCAACAACGTATCAAACAAGCAGAAGAAAATAACCTAAAAATTCAGCAACATAATAGTCGTGTAGAAACTATTAAGCAGCAGTTGCAAGAGATGGCTGCAGAGTTAGAAGAGCATAGTTTTCAATTAAATATAATGAATGAACGTATGAGTATACTACAAGTACTCACTAAAACGTTTTCAACTACAGGTCTTGTAGCATATAAAATAGAATGTTTAGTAAAAGATCTAGAAGATATTACTAATAAGTATCTTGTAGATTTAAGTGATGGTAGGTTTCAAATTAGTTTTAAGGTAAATAGCAGTGATAAATTAAATGTTATTATTACCGATAATGGCAAAGATATTGACATTAACGCACTTAGCGGTGGCGAAAAAGCCCGTGTAAATGTTGCCACACTGTTAGCCATACGCAAGTTAATGCAAACTCTAAGTAGTAGTAGAATTAATCTGCTTATCTTAGATGAAACTGTTGAAGCCTTGGACATGGATGGCAAAGATAAACTAGTAGAAGTATTATTAGGCGAAGAGCACCTAAATACATTTTTAGTTAGCCACGGATTTAGTCATCCGCTATTAGAGAAAATTAATGTTATCAAGCGTAATAACGTATCTCGTATTGAAGGATAGTATAGTGCGAGCTAAAAGATTTGAGAAGTTACTAGAGCGCAAGCGCAAAAAAGTAGACAAAGCTCAACAAAAAATTGAACAAGCAGATCAAAATAGTCAAACACTGTATACTAACCTAGACGGTAGTATTGACTGGGATAGATTGGCTAAGCACGTAAGTGAGGCCACACGTGGTAGATAGTCGTCAAAAAGGCGCACGTACGGAAACTATTGCACGTGATATGCTGCGTAAGCATACTGGTTTAAATTGGGAAAGGGTGCCTGGAAGTGGTGCCCTTGACCCTAAACATCAGCTAAAGGGCGACTTATACATACCTGGTGAAAAGAACAGGTTTTGTGTGGAAGTAAAAGGCTATGCTGATGACCATATAAATAGTGGGCTACTAACACATAAAACACCACAATTGCTAGAGTGGTGGCAACAAGCACATCGTCAAGCACGTCAAGTAGATAAACTACCACTACTTATATTCAAGCATGATCGCAGCAAATTATTTGTGGCAACTGTGGTATTTGATGATGACGCAATGCTAGAAAAGCGTTGGCTAATGTATTGTACAGATGACTATGAGTTCTATATTTTCTTGTTAGAAGATTGGCTTAACTTGAGCAATGTTAAATTTATAGATTGACAAATTTTATCAACAGTGATATAATAATAGATTACACTCAAGAAAATGATATGAAACCTTTTACAGAATTTGAAACAACTGAAAAAACACTAATGATAGTTGATGCGCTTAATCTTGCATTTCGCTATAAACATAGCGGCGCAAGAGATTTTGCAGAAGATTATTATCGTACTGTTGAAAGCCTAAAAAAGAGTTATAAAGCTAAGTGGGTTATTATAGCAGCAGATCAAGGGTCTAGTAGCTATCGTAAAGAAATCTATCCGCTGTACAAACAAAATCGTAAAGACAAGTACGAATTGCAAACCGAGCAAGAAAAACTAGAATTCGAACTGTTCTTTGAAGATTTTACAGCTACACTAGAACTACTTGGCGAACACTATCCAGTATTACGTTTTCAAGGTGTAGAAGCAGATGATATTGCTGCGTATATAGTAAACAAAAAACGAAAGTTACCTGCTGATCAAATCTGGTTAATGAGTAGTGATAAAGATTGGGATTTGTTAATTAGACCTGGCGTAGGGAGATTTAGCTATGTTACTAGAAAAGAAGTTACGTGGGATAACTGGAACGATCACTACGCATTTGAACCTGAGCAGTATATTAGTGTTAAGTGTCTTATGGGCGATACTGGCGATAATGTCCCTGGTATTCCTGGTGTGGGACCTAAACGTGCTCAGCAACTTGTTGAAGAACATGGTACTACTTGGGACATTATTAACAGTATTCCTATACATGGTCGTTATAAGTATATTGAAGCGATCAACCAAAACAAACAACAATTAGAGCTTAATTACCAACTTATGGATCTTGTTACCTATTGCGGTGATGCAATAGGTGTGGACAATTGCAAACAAATTGACGAAATATTAGAGTTAACTATCCGATGAAACAAACTATAGACTTTTTTAATATTAATAAAACTTATGATCACAATCGTGATTTAACGGTCAAGCAAGTAGTAGAGTGCAGAGTAGATAATGCTGCCTACTTACCCAAACGTGCTAATCCTACAGATGCAGGTGCAGATTTACGCAGCACTGAAAAGTGTGAACTCTATCCTGGCGAAACAAAATTGTTAGATAGTGGTGTAGCCATAAAAATTCCACAGGGCTTTGGTGGCTTTGTATTTAATAGATCGGGACAAGGCTCAAAGGGAATTATTGTGCTTAATGGCGTAGGCGTTATTGACAGTGATTATCGTGGAAATATAAAAATCGCACTAAAAAATATTAGTGACAACAGATATACAATAGAAGTTGGAGATAGAATTGCACAGCTGGTTATCTTACCAGTTATCTTATGCGATTTTGTCGACAGCTGGAATGATACAGAACGTGGTACTGGAGGGTTTGGTAGCACAGGAAAATAGGAGCAATTATGCAGGTAAGTACAAGAGCACAAGTCATTACACGACGAACATATAATAGACCCACCAGTGATGATGGCAAACAATTTGAAACATGGGCACAAACAATTAGACGAGTACGTGAACATCAACACTGGTTGTGGGAACGCAGCGTAGGTCGTCAACTGTATTTTAACGAAGTAGAAGAATTAGAACAGCTAGAACAATTAATGCTAGCTAGAAAAGTGTTAATGAGTGGCCGTACATTATGGCTAGGTGGTACAAACGTAGCGCAAACCCGTGAAGCGTCACAGTTTAACTGCAGCTTTACACAAGTAGAAACAGTATATGACGTAGTAGACGTATTATGGCTACTACTACAAGGCTGTGGCGTAGGATTTAAACCCATTGTAGGTACGCTAAATGGATTCTCAAAACCTATTAAAAATATCAAGGTTGTTAAAAGCCAACGAACAGCTAAGGGTGGACTTGAACACAATGTTGAAACCTGGGATGCAGGCACAAAAACTTGGACGATACAAGTTGGAGACAGTGCCGAAGCCTGGGCCAAGTCTATTGGAAAGTTGCTTGCGGGTAAGTATCCTGCTGATACTCTCGTACTTGATTTTAGCCAACTAAGACCTGCTGGGGAAAGGTTAAAAGGATATGGATGGATTAGCAGTGGTGACAGTGCTATCTCAAAAGCTTATGTTGCAATTGCCAACATACTTAATGGTAGGGCTGATAGCCTTCTCACTAGGATGGATATTCTTGACATTGTTAATCATCTCGGAACGATCTTGTCCAGTCGTAGATCGGCTGAAATTGCTCTTTTCGACTATGGTCAACCGGAGTGGGAAGAATTTGCAATAGCTAAAAAAGACTTTTGGTTGTATGGTCGTGAACACCGTCAGCAGAGTAATAATAGCTTAGTATTCAAAGAAAAACCAACTAGAGCCGAGCTAAAGCATATATTTAATCTTATGCAAGAAGCTGGTGGTAGTGAACCAGGATTTATTAATGAACAAGAAGCTCTCAGACGTGCTCCGTGGTTTAAAGGAGCAAATCCATGCGTCGAAATCTTATTGGGCAACAAGTCCTTCTGTAACCTTACAGAAACGGACATCTCCAAGTTTAAAGGCGACACCGCTGGACTACACGATGCGATCAGATTGGCTGCCAGGGCAAATTATCGTCAAACCTGTGTTAACCTTAAAGACGGGATCTTACAAGAAGCATGGCACCTTAACAACTATTTCCTACGTCTCTGCGGGGTTGGTCTAACAGGTATTGCAATGCGTCCAGATATGAATAGTTATGACTATGAATATCTTAAGCGTACAGCAACTAGTGCTGCTATTAGCATGGCTGATGAACTAGGATTACCACGTCCTAAAAATGTTACCTGCGTTAAGCCATCAGGCACGTTAAGTAAAATCATGGATTGTACAGAAGGTGTGCACAAGCCACTAGGCAAGTACATTTTCAACAACGTACAGTTTAGTACCTATGATCCTGTTATTCCACTTATGCGTGAAGCAGGATACAAAGTGATGAATCATCCTACAGACCCAACTGGTGTGCTAGTAACATTTCCTGTTGAGTGGAAAGATGTGCCATTTCATAAGGAAAACGGCAAGGAAGTCAATCTTGAAAGCGCAGTACATCAGCTAGAACGTTATAAGCTGTTGCAAACTAGTTGGACACAGCAAAACACATCGGTAACAATTAGTTACGATCCTAGTGAAGTCTCGGAGATTATTGACTGGTTATTAAATAACTGGGATTGTTATGTAGGTGTAAGTTTTATTTATAGAACTGATCCTACAAAAACTGCACAAGATTTAGGCTATCTCTATCTTCCACAAGAAGTTGTAGATGAACAAACTTATAAAGATTATGTATATAATCTCAAACCCGTTGATCTAGAAGGCGCTAACAGTTTTGATGAGATTGTTGGTGATGATTGTAGTACTGGAGCTTGTCCAATAAAATGAACGATATTGAATTAAAATTTACACTTACTTATTCAGAAGCAAACGCAATCTTAGCTGGCTTGCAGGAACTGCCAGCTAAGATTGCAAATCCTATTATTCAAAAAATGCAGCAGCAAGCACAAACGCAGTTGCCTAAACCTGAAGAAACTAATAGCTAGGAAAAAGCCCGCGATATGCGGGCTTTTATTTATATGAGAATATTGGCTTTTAATATAGCGCACGATAGTTCAGTATGTGTTATTAACAATGGTATAATCGAATACTTTTGCAAAGAAGAACGGTTAAGTAGAGTTAAGCGAGACAAACATCCTTTTAAAGCATTAGAATTATATAAAAGTTTAAATTTAGGCAAAGTAGACTACGCATTATATAGTGTTCCTAGTAATGATGAATCTGATATAGAAATTACATATAAGCACTATATTAGAAAAATGTTTGGTGTTGAGCTAGAAAACTTTTCTAGTTTACTACATCACAGCTGTCACGCAAATTTAGCCTACTACAACAGCAAGTTTGATACAGCTTTGGTTTTTGTTATTGACAGAAATGGGTCAATATTTTTTGTAAATAGACATCCTGCTGCGCGTGAGTCTGAATCTGTATTTTTATTTACTAAAAATACTAGCAAAGCTATCTACAAACGTTTTTGGCTAAATGATAACTATCAAGGTCAAAAGTTACTGATAGCACGCGAACTAGAGGGTTTTTATCCAGATTGTGATATAATGGCTAATACTCATATGGGTATAGTAAAAGTATACGAAGCAGCAACAACTCTTATAGGTCAAAATGATTTGGAAAATGGTAAGACTATGGGTTTATCTGCCTATGGAAAAAATGATTTTGACTATAAACTTTTTGATAGTTATGGCAACCCACTAGATCACTTATTTACTACAGCACAACAAACCTGTTTCCTAGAATTACAGGACAAAACTGTTAATAAAATAACTACTGATAACTATGAATTTTATGCAGACATTGCAAAACAAGTGCAACTTCAAACACAGTTTGTAGTTAAAAACTTAATAGAATACTATGTAAATAGTACAAATATTAACAATGTTTGCATTGTTGGTGGATATGGTTTAAATATTGTAGCAAATAATTATTATATTAAAAGTATTCCAGGTGTAAATTTTTATTTTGAGCCTATATCAGACGATACTGGTGTACCTATAGGTGCTGCTATGTTAAAATATAACATGCTAACTAATAGGGTTCCTAAACCAATAGATAATAGCTTTTTTCACTACTACAACTACAACGAACCACTAACACTTGGTAATAAAACTACACTAAAAGAATTGTGTAAACTTTTAGCAAATAAACAAAGTTTAGCTATTTTTGAAGGTCAGCCAGAATCGGGACCAAGAGCACTAGGACATAGATCAATATTATTTGATCCTAGGAACTTAGACGGAAAAGATCTGGTAAATAAAATAAAGCAACGAGAGTGGTATAGACCATTTGCAGCAGTAGTACTAGAAAGTGAATTTACAAAGTATTTTGATACACTAGGACTTGATAAGTCTAGGGATATGACTATAAACTTTGATGTAAAACCAGAATTTGCTGAATATATACCTAGTGTTATTCACGTAGACAATACATGTAGAGTTCAAACTGTATCCCATGGATTTTTATTTGAGCTACTATTAGAATTCTTTAACCAAACAGGTTGTCCAATACTACTAAACACAAGTTTAAATTTAGCAGGCGAACCACTAGCACAAACAAAAAATGATGCTATTAATATATTCAATAACAGTAGCTTAGACGCAATTTATTTTGTAGACGATAATAAATTAATAAAAAAAGCCCAGTAGAGCAATCTACTGGGCTTTTTTGTTTTATAGACTTAGTGGCGTATCTAAGTCGCTATCTTCATCATCTATAGTATTATCATTATCATGCATATCGTCTAGTTGACTAAATACCTCTACAAGTATATCACGATATGGTTGATCTACACGGTGTAAGTCTAAGAGGTAAATATCTAGGTGATCATTTCGCAATAATTCAGCATGGTACATAAACTGACCAAATGCTTCTAAGTCTTCGCTGATGTTTTCGTTGGCATAATTTTCAATTACCTGTGCTGCCATCATACGCAGTGGCTTACTAATCATGCCTTTTTGCGCTACACGTACTAGCTGCATTGCTTTGTTTTCACGATCACGCATAATTTGATTGCGCTTGGCAGTACTCCAACTATATCCGCCGTCACCGCCCCAAAGATCCCAAGCTACACGACCTTTACTAGGAAATCCTTCTTGTCCACTGTAAAAACCAGTTGCCTGTTTATCTACTTCATGTCTGCTAAAAAAGCTGTACATGCGTAATACTACGCTTGCGCTTAATGGATCTCTATCTTTTAATTGATTAGCTCTGGCTAAGCCAACAAGTGTACCGCCAGCTTTACCTTCACTTTTCCATTTTAGTGCTCGTCTAGCAGCACTAGCCATTCCGCTTGTTGGTTTATAAGTTTTAGCCATTACAACTCCTATTATCGCATACGATTGTCATCAATAAATTTAATTTCATCTACTAGAGCATCTGCATCCGTTTTAAAATTATTAAAGTCAGCTTTACTAATAGTCTTTAATAATTCTTCTAGTAGTTTTTGTGCTTCTTGATTATGTTCGTGCCTAGCAGCATATAACCAACGAAAAGCATTTTTATTATCAGCAACTTGTAAGTAGTATTTACCCAAATTTAGCATACTAGATACGTTGCGTTTCATTCCACTGTCTTTAAGGTCGCCTAAAATACTTTCTATTTCGCTTTGGCTGCTTAATGGATCATTAAAAATCATAGTAGCTAATTTTTGATTAGCAGTTTCATTGACTTTAGCTGCATGCCGTAAAAATTGCATAGCTAAACTATGGCTTTCGTCTTTTACTAGGTCTACTATTTTTAATGCCGTTTCACTACTAACTTTTTGATGTATTTCTCTAAAAACAGCATACGCATAGGTTTTTAACTCATTGGGCAAGCTGCTTTTCTGTAACAAATTTATTAATTCATCTAGTGCCTTTTGATCGCCTTTTAGTGCACGCCACATAAATATTCTAGTAGCTGCACTATAATTACCGTCTTGTTTGAAAGTTATACCATCATTTAAACTACGATTTCTGGCTGCTTGATCATTAACTACGGCTGAAATTAATTCATTGTGTGTTTTTGCAGTGGATTTTTTAGTACTTTTGTTTAAGTGTGGGTTAGGTTCACTGCCCTCTATTACCACACTCCAAATTTCCATTGGTTCTACATTTTTAAATTCTTGCAAGCCACGACTAACAAATTTATAATCTTTTATTTTTGTACTAACTAGTCTATATACACTATCAGTTAATGTAACACCACCATAATCAGCAAGACTTTCTGTACGAGCTGCTAAGTTTACAGCATCACCCATTAAGTTAGTGCCATAGACCCAAACTTCGCCTACATGCATGCCTATACGCCAACGCATGCCATTATTTAATTTGCGGATATGGTGTTGCATGTCTATGCCAAATCGCACTGCATCTACAGCACTGGCAAATTCAATGAGTACACTGTCTCCGCCTGTATTAAATAAACGTCCTCGATAAGTGTTTATTAATTCGTCAATAACAGCACGGCAAGCATCTAATTTAGCTAGTGTTCCTGCTTCATCACGCTGCATTAGGGTACTATAGCCAATAACATCACTACAGATTATGGTGGCAAGTTTAGTTTCCATTATGCTTTTGTTCTTTTATTAATCTGTTAACTTGATCCCAGAGTGCAGTAATCTGTCTATCATAATTTTTTTCAAGATAATCTAGTCTAACTTTAATCGTAACAGCATAAGCAGCTATAGCAACTATTCCAGCACCTAAAAACCATAATTTACCAACAGCGTCTGTAACTGCTTCCATGCTTATAACTCCTCTTTATACTTATTACTTAAAAACCCAACTGTAGCATTTATCTTTTCCATGTGTTTGCTAGTAATTCGTTTTAGTTGAAGTATTCTTTCTAGTTCTAGTATAAATTCGGCTATATCTTCTGGATAGCTAGACTGCGTAAAGCAGTCTAGCATCTGTACTATAGTTTCTCTATATTCGTCTTGTTTATTTATTCTTGGTTTTGCGGCAGGCCTATCTACATGATCTAAGTAATATCTAACCCAGTATATTCCTTGATTACGATTTTTAGGTGGGAGTTTAAGTCTCATTGTTTATAGGCCATAATTATTTGTTTACAGAGTTTACTGCGAACAATATCTTCATCACGAAATCTAACAACCTCAATGCCTTCGATATGTTCTAATCTATTAGTAGCATCTAAGAGTCCGCTATTGCTAATATCGCTTTGCTCGTGATCTCCGCTAATTATAATTTTACAGTTTTTACCTATGCGTGACAAGATCATTTTCAGCTCATCCCTAGTAGCATTTTGTGCTTCGTCTAGGAGTACTATACAGTCGTCAAATGTTAGTCCTCGCATAAATCCTAACGGTTTAGGTTCTATTTGTTTTTTACTCAGTGCATACTCATAAAATCCTTTACCTAGGCTATTAGTAAAAATTTGATCAAACGGTTCTAGGTATGGTGCGTATTTTTCTTCTAGTGTACCAGGTAAGAAGCCTAATCCTCGTCCAGTTTCTATATTAGGTCTGGTTAGTATTATTTTTTTAATGCGCCGGTGAAATAACTCACCGGCTGCATATGTGGCTGCAATATAGGTTTTACCTGTACCTGCGCTACCTATACCAAAAACAATACTATTACTATGTATTGCCATTAAATATTCTTCTTGAATATAATTTAATGGAGTTACATTTTCAAAACCTATTTCTAGCGGGATTACGTTATCGCGTTGAACGCTTCTTAGCTTTTTAGCACTGCTCTTGGCCATATTATATCCTAGTAGTTAAAGTTACTTTTTATCAGGTACTTTGTGTCCGTCTAATTTTTCGTGAACCTTAACTTCTTTACACACTTGTTCTGGCTTACCATCTTTGCCAATAACAGGCTTACCATCTTTTACTTTATCAATACAAGCCTTTTCTTTTTTAGCTTCTTCTTTTTTAGCAGGAGCCTTTTCTTCTTTCTTAGCTGGCTCATCCTTTTTAGCTTCTACTTTAGCTGGTGCTTTTTCTTCCTTTTTAACTGGATCAGCTGCTAATGCTGGTTGTATTAAAAGTGCTGAAGCTACAAATGCTAATAGAATTTTAGTCATATAGTTTCCTATTATAGTTCTGGAAATGGTTGTTGAGGAGGTGCGGCTTTGCCGCCAAACCCAACAGTTACTTGATTGCCGCCAGTTGATGGTGCTATGCTTATGCTGCCGTTGTTACCTAGGGTAACCATAGGAGTAGACATAGGTGGTGGGCTTGGTGGCTTATCCCAACCTTTATTTGCAGCTTGTAGGGCTGCTTTTTGAGCTTCCTTATCACCACTAGCTAACATAATACCACTAAGAGTACCTGTTAAAAAAGTAGCTATAGGAATAATCAATTCAAAAAATTTGTTATCTACAGGGCTAATACCATTCATAGGTTGTGTTACAAATATTAAGCTGTAGAGTACTACAAATACGATACCAAATAATGTTAATGCTAGTACCATACCTATAAAAAATTTAAGCCTAGCCATTAACTCATCTTCAGTATAGCGCGGGCCTTCCCATAGGTCTTTAATCATTTACAATCCTTTGCTGCTTGAACTGGGGTTGATGTTGGTAATTTATTGTTATTATTTACACGATCTTTTTCGTATGGTGTTAAATCTTCAGGACAAGTGCCATTAGCACTACAATAGGGTCGTTTACATACCTTATGATCCCAGTTATCTGGATTTTGGCAAGGATACCTGTACATATCGCTACAACCAGATACTAATAGCGCAATAAGTATTACTAACCTAACCACGGAATCCACATCCAAAGAGCTTGACTAACTATTAGTGCACCAGCTACACCTACTACGGTACTTACATAAAACATAGCCATACTAGCAGCTAATATACTGGCCGTTAATAATACAATGCTAATTTGTAGTATACTGCCGCCCCAAGTAAACCAAGGACTACGCTTTTTAGCCTCATCACGCTCTGCTTCTAGTGCCTTGGCTTTTTCCATAATCTCTTTTTTATCGTCACTCATGCGTTTAGCTTCTGCTAAAAACTTATCACGATTTTCGGGTTTGCTAGCTTCAGCAGCACTTATTTCGTATAGTACGCCACGAACATTTTTAGCCTGATACCATGCCCACATATTATTAGCTTGTATGGTATTATTTTGTATTTTACTGCTGTTACTACCACCTATCATTGTATTTATTGCTAGTAGTGCTGCTAAAAATACAATAACAAAACCTGCTTTGTCCTTAATTTTAGCTTCTTTTTCACTACGTGTTAGTGGTTTAACTTCTACTTTTTCAGTCATACTATACCCTTATTTATTGGCTAGTGGATTATCTAATGCCTTTTTGAGATCTTCATTGATCTTCTTATCAAGTGCCTTAAGTTTAGCATCTACTTCTCTATTATTAGCAGCAATAGCTTTGGCATTATCAGCACTCATTTTATTCATTTCTTTTGTGGCAGCGTTAAGTGATTGATCTGCAGCTTTTTGTATAGATCTAACTTCAACTTTAATTTCCTGCACAGTTTTATCTATTTCGCGCTGTTGAGTTTTATTGCTAGCTTCTACGGCTTCAACAACTTTTTCAAGTCTGCGTATATCGCCTTTAAGATCGTTTTTAATATCACGAGTATATTCTGCTGTTTTATCACTACCTTCCTGTACAGCCTTAGCCGTTTTTGTAGAATTTTCTTCAATAACGGCTAATCGCTTATCAAATTCGCTAAAATCTGGTGCTACATACTCAGCAATCTTCTTTTTCATGCCAATATAGTCTTTATATACTTCAAAAGCACCATACAGTGCACCAAGCACGCTACTCAATAATGTAGCTACAACCATTAGTTTAGCAGGCGTAAAATCATACCCACCTACACTAATAACAGTATCTTTACTAGCATACTTTTTAGCGGCAGCTTCTAGCTCATCTACTTTCTTATCTAAGTTTACTTTTTCTTCACTCACGGCTACCTCCATTGTTGGTCTATCATCTGCTGGTGCAGCTGGTCACTACGTAAGTTTTGCAGTGCACGTCTGTTATCTACAGTACGTTGATTACGATAAATTTCTTTTGGGGCATAAAATGCTACATCTTTTAGTGCAATATTGTAGGCATTAAACCCTACAGGTACAACTGCTATACTGTTAATATCAACACCGCCCGCAACTTCATTATTTTGAGTATTACGATTTACTGCTGCTAAATTTGTTTCTATTCTTTGTTCTGCAACTGTTGGCTTACTATCAATAATATCATTGATTGGATTTGTTTTATCTGTAGTAAAATTTCTTTGTTGTTGTGGTTGTTCTGTTTCTGTTACTGCTACCGGTGCAGCTGGTTGAGATAATGTTTGTGTAGTGTTTTCTAGCGTACTTGTAGGTGCTTGTAGTGGTAATGTACCTGCAGAAGATGCTGCATATGCCTGCTGTACTTCTGATATAACTGGTTGTATAAATACGGATGATTGTTCCTGACTGCTAAATGTGAATGTTTGTTCTTGTTTTTCTTCTTGAGTTCTTGTTGGATTTACAGGCGGCAAATTTGGTAACACAACCGCTAGTTCTACTGATTTAAACATAGCATTTGGCATTAGTATTTGTGCTGCTGATTCTATGGTTATGGGTGTCGCTGATGTTGCTTGTATAGGCAATTCTTCTCTGTTAGTAGTCGCTATTTGTTGGGCAGATTGAGTAAATGGTTGAGCAATAGAACTTGTAATATTGGACAGGTTTATTCTGCTTACTTGAACATTAATTGTTGAAATTTGCTCATTTTCTTGTGTGCCAATACTTGAAGCTGTACTTGTTTGAATATTATTACTATCTGCTATACTTTCTGCTTCTTTGATAGACGAGCTGGCTGTTTTATTAGCTTCAACAATAGCACGTTGTGCTAGTGATAATGATCTTGTATTTTGATTAGCATTTCTTGTAAGCACGGCAGGTATTTCTGTAGCTACTAATTGTTGAAGGCTTTGGGTAGCATCTATTCTATTATTTTGTTGTGTTGATTCGTTAATAGTGGTAACAGTCACTGATGGATTAGTTGAATTAACATCATTTAATGTCACAATAACTGATCCACTAGGAGTCAATGAAGTACTTGATGGATTTAATGCTGCAATCTTTTCTTGCTGTGCTTTAATATCAGCAACAACTTGAGTTAGTGTTTGTTGAAAGTTACTACAATTAGGACTATATAAACCATTGGTATAACAAGGATCAGGTGTCCATATAGGTCTAGTCCAACCTACCCAACCAAAATGATTCCAAACATCACTAGCCCACCATTGCACTGAGCCCATATCTAAACTATTCTTAGATTCAGTGAACAGGTGTCTTGAACTAAAACTACCAGCATTATTGTTACCACCTACATACCATTGTTGCTGAAGCATAGTTGTATTATTTTTATCACTTATTCTAAAATTAATATTACCTCCACCATCTGTTCTCCAATCTGTACACCAGAACATAAATGTATTATAACATGCTCCATAGTTATACCAATTGAAGCCATAGTCATATCCATGCAATACAACACCTCCACCTATATGTGGTAATGATTGCGCTATATTATAACTGTAATAGAAAGTAGGACTTTTACTACCTTGTAAAATATTTTGAAATCCAGGGCAGCTTGGATTAAATGCAGGATTAAGTATGCAAGGATCAACACTATAGTTTAACTTTATGTAGGCATCTTTAATCTGAGGACCATAACAGTCTGGATTACATGCCCAATATCCTGCATCCATGCCTGTTATACTTAATCTAGCTGAACCGACTAAATTAATGCCTTTAGGATTAGCAAAAGTATACGTTTCAGCTAATTGTTGCCATGTTGGATTATATGCTGGATTGCCATCATTAATATTTTTCAATCCTAATTGATGAACATTAGTGGCTTCTACTGTTCCGTTCGGCGCACTATATGTAAATGTTGCATTTAAATTATCTTGAATTGTTCCTGTTTCACATGTTAGTCCTACTGCTTGGGCACATTGAAATCTATATTTGAAACCATACATGATACTTGTAGCAAATACAGCACTTGTGTTTTGGTATCCAAAATTAATAGTATTTAAGTTTATATTTTGCTGTATAGTACCAGATGCGTAACTAAAAATATACCCATCTGGCGTATAAGATCCGGTCATACCAGAAGTAGTCCAACCAGTTCCAGACGTCATAGTTGGATTTTGTATTAAGTTACCAGTTTGCCCATCAATACTATAACCACTTGGTGTATTAGGTGAAGTTTGGCTATGTACGAATCCAGGCAATATAGCTATAATCATTAATGTAGCTAATATAGACCAGACTATTAGTTTATCTTTCATCGAAACCAGCCTACCTGTTTATGTTCTTTAGGCACTTCAGTTTCCGTTTTATAGTCATATTGTGGAATTTTATGTGGGTTTGCCATCCAAAGCTCTTTAGCACGCTCACCGATTTGACCTTCATAAGGACATGGAGTTCCAGCTGCCATCATTGCCTCAAATACACGACGATCTTGGCACATCGTAGCAACAGCAGCAACCTTCATACCCATATCAAAAAGAGTCTTGGATAACTTTAAGCGTTCACAATTCAAGTCACGTTGTGTGCCGCCTAGTGCCATACCTACTATTTGTGTTTGTATAGCTCCACTGCTACCAGTAGTACACAAGTCCTGGCCTCCGCCACTCATCATTGCTGGTGCAATAGCAGTAGGAGGTGGCTGTATTACACGTTGTGTTATATTAGTTTCGTTAATATTTTTATTAGTATTATCAGAAATTACCTTTTGATCACTATTACTGTAAGCATTAGTAAAACTAGAACTTTGATTTACATTTAAATTGTTTGTTGTAGCTGTAGTTTGATTAATATTACGATTGGTCATATCACCAGTTTGAATGTTATTATTTGTGCTAACACTAGTAGAAGTATTTTGATTTACGTTTGTATTTACGCTGGTACTATTATTTGTATTATTAGTAGTAGAGTTACTTGTAGATGTACTAGCATTATTGTTGTTGTAGGTCATTGTGCCAGTATTAATATTATTGTTTGTATTAACACTTGTAGACGTACTAGCATTGTTATTATTGTAAGTCATTGTGCCAGTATTAATATTATTGTTTGTATTAACACTTGTAGAATTATTAGTATTTACAGCTGTACTTGCTGATACATTATTATTATTAAATGTTTGAGTACCACTATTAATATTGTTATTAGTATTAACATTAGTACTATTAGATGACGATATACTAGCGTTATTGTTATTGTAAGTCATTGTGCCAGTATTAATATTATTGTTTGTACTAACGCTCATATTGTTTGTAGTGCTTGAGCTTGTACTTTGATTAATATTAGTATTTGTAGCTGTGCTTACATTATTATTATTAAATGTTTGTGTGCCAGTATTAACATTATTGTTATTATAGGTAACTGTACCACTCATAACATTGTTGTTATTATTAGTTACTGTGCCGCTTTGTATATTATTATTTGTATTTACATTGCTGCTTGTGCTAGTGCTTGTATTAACATTATTGTTAATATTTGTAGAATTGCTATTTACAGTACTAGTATTAACATTATTACTAGTACTAGTAGAAACATTATTAGTTGTTACACTACTAGTACTATTAGACGTAGAATTAGTATCTACTAGACTTTTAGAATCGTAAGCACCTTGATTTAATGGATTAATTGTACTAGTT